GAATGAAGTCAAAAACCGTTTGCAGCGCGTAACTGGTGCCACTCCTCCTGCTCCAGCCGCTGGCGTGGGCGCTCCACCTCCTGCCGTCGCACCTATCAAGGCAGGCGAAGCATTTCAGACCGAAGCGGATCTTGCGGCCCAGCGTCAGTTGCAGGATGCTTGGGCGCGTGGCTTGTCGGTTGATGAAATTATTCAGTTTAACCAGCAGATCGGTCGTGGAGCATTCGCACCGGAAGATATTCAGCGGATGCGCGATGCGCGTGCGCAAAATAAGCCTGAAGCCATTCGCTTCTATGCCATTCCGACAGGTCAGCCGACTGCCGCGCAGGGCATTATTGGCGCTGCTCTTGAAACGCCAGTTGGTGAGGCTGTCGGTGGTTACACGATGGGCGCAGCCAATGCGCTGACTGCTGGACTTCTTGATGAACTGGCCCCTGTCATCGGCCTTGATCCTAATCAGGTGCAAGCGGCTAAAGACTATCTGCGTGAGCGCGCTCCGACAGCCTCTCTAGCTGGTGAAGTAACCGGCGGCATCCTTGGATCGATCCCAGCCGTGCGTGGATCAACCGCTCTGCTTGGCGGCACTCGACTGGCTGGTGCCGCTCCGCTTATCGGTGAGGCTGCATATGGCGCTGCATATGGTGCTGGTGAAGCTCCAGAAGACCAACGTGCGCTTGGCGCTCTGATTGGTGGCGGCTCTGCGCTGCTTGGCGGCGCGCTTGCCAATCGCTTCCTGCCTGGCGGTCCCGGCACGTTCACTGGTATTGTGCCAGAGGCTCCTGCTGGCGCTGTTATGCCTGAGGTTCCACCTGTGGCCGCAATGGCCCCAGAAATGCCTCCTGTGGCAGGACAGGTTATTGCAGAGCCTCCTGTTGGTGCGCCGCTCCCTTCCGCTGGTGGCGCAATTGAACTGACTGCTGATGATATTGCTCGCTTCACCACGCCAGAGGAACGTGCATCTTTCACGCAGCAGCAGTTGGGTTGGATTGCTCGTGGCCGCAAGGTTGAACAGCAGGCCGCGCCACCGGCCCAAGCCGCACCCACACCAACTCCTGAGCCGGCACCTATGCCGCAGGCTGCGCCGGCTGCAGCACCTGGCGCGGATTTGACTCGTGAGGAGTTGATCAACCTTGCCCAGAAGGCAACGAGCCGCACGCCAGGTGCTTCAAAGGCACGCGCTCAGTTGGCTGAAATCGCCAAGACCAATCCAGAGGCAAAGGCGGCTGCTGATCGCCTTGGTCTGGAACTTCCTGTCGATGTTCTCAGCGACAATTCGCAGCTGAAGGAAGTGGTTGGCCTGACTCGCTCAGAGATCGGCTCCACTGCCAAACAGGCTTGGAATGAAACTGTGCAGGCTGCATCTGATCGCGCTCATGCTGCGATGGATGAATTGGATGCTGTCACCGATATCTCTCAGGTCTCGGCTGACGTATTTGATCGTCTCGACAAGGCCCAGAAGGGACTTGGTCGCCAGGCAAGCGATCTGCGCCAGGAGGTGACGGATGCTGTCGATGTGCGTGGTCGAGTCGATGCCTCTGGCATCAAGAACTGGCTGCAAACGCGCATTGATGACCTTGGCGGTGGCAAGGAAGGCATTGCAGCCTTGTCGCCTGAAGAGAAGCGCCTGTGGGGCATCGTCTCCAAGGGCCAGCCGACCTATGCGCTGATCAATGAGCAGCGCGACCTGATCGGCCAGGCTTTGGAGAAAGGCACTGGGCCGTGGTCGAACACCAACATGAAGCGCCTGAAGGATATCTATGGCGCTCTTGCTGACGATCAGATCAATTTCATTGAAGCTAGCGCAGGCAAAGAGATCGCTGACAAGCAGCGTGCCGCAAATACGCTGTTCCGCCAGATGTATGAAGGCCGCGAGCAGATGGAGAGGATCTTCACCAAGAACCTTTCCGGTAGCCTTGCGCCTCTGATGCAGCGCGCCATCACGCAAGGAACAAAGGGAAACACGCAGACGCTCAATACTCTGGTTAAGATCATCCCAGAAGATATGCGTGGTAAGGTGCTGACTTCGGCTCTGTTCAAGGCTGCTAAGGCTACTGACGAGACGTTCAGCTTCACCAACTTCGCCAATATCTACCGCGATCTCCGCGCTAATGGTGCTGTCTATAAGGAGTTCGCCAGGGCAGTCGGCCCAGAAGGTGATAAACTTCTGACCGATCTCTATGCGATCTCGCGCCGCCTGAGCGATGCTGACAAGGCTATCTCACGCACTGGTGCATCGACCCAGCTGCAGCTGCTCAACACCGAGCGCCTTCTAAGCCGCATCCTCATGGCTAGCGGAGGCGCTGCAGGCGCTGGCCTGATCGGAAGTATGCTTGGTGGTCCTGGCGCTGCAATCGTCGGCGCTGGCCTCGCTGCTGCTGCTCCTGAGATTGCCCAGCGTGTTGGCAAGACCAATGCACAGAAGCTGCACACTTTGATGAGCAGCACGGAGTTCCGCGATCTGGCGACCAGTGCGGCATCTGGCGATGCGCTGGATCGCAACATCAACCGTGTGGCTGGTAGCAAGGCGTTCCGCGACTTCGCCAAGACGGTCGGAATCGAACTCAAGCAGGGCCGTAATTGGCTGCGATCGGCAATCACTGCTGGCACCGTCCAGGAAACCGTTGCGCCAGAACCTGGCGCACCCGAAGGCGCGATCATGGTAGGGCCGCAGCAATGACCTTTCCGAACATCGCAATTTCAGGCATAATCAGCGCACAGGAGTTTAATTGATGGCCGCGCTTTCTGTTCTCGCACCTTATCCGATTTTCAATGATCGTGACGGTCTGCCGATCGATGATGGCAACATCTACATCGGCACCGTCAATCTTGATCCTGTCACCAATCCGATTCAGGTCTATTGGGATGAGGCGCTAACCATTCCAGCCAGCCAGCCTATCAAGACCAATGGCGGTTATCCGTCATATCAGGGAACACCTGGGCGGCTTTACGTGAATGCTGATGATTTCAGCATCACCGTTAAGGATAAGAGCAATCTCCTTGTGTGGACATCTTTGAGTGGAGCAAATGCCACATCGTCGGTAAATGTCTCATTTGTTGGTTTCAAAGGTCAGACCGGGACTGTTGCTGATCTGGCTGATAATGACGGCTCAGACTGGATTGGTTTTGAACAAGCCGGCGCTGGCGCTGTAGCGATTTCCGCTCAGGACAAGATGCGCCAGGTTGTCTCTCCAACCGACTTCGGAGCTGTTGGTGATGGCATCACTGACGATAAAAACGCATTCGATTTGGCTGATGCTCTTAACGTTCAGATTCATGTCCCAGCAGGTGACTATCTGATCGGTTCTTCAATTACGCTGTCGTCACAGATCACGTTCGACGCTGGCGCAAAGCTGCTTATCGGCAATGGTGTGACGGTCGCATTCACCGGCCAGGTCGTGTCTGGACCTTACCAGATTTTCCAATGCACCGGCACTGGCGCAGTGACTTTCAATGAGGCTAAGACAGCAGAGGGCTATCCCGAATGGTGGGGCGCGGTCGTTAACGATAACGGCGCTGCGGCCTCTGCCAACCGCACTGCGATCAATGCGTGCATAACCGCGCTTCCCCGCACCAAGCTGCAACCGGCTGATTACTGGATCGACGATTATATTCATCTTGCCATCTCGCATCGTGAACTGATCGGGCAGGGGTATCCCTATGACGGCGCAACGGCTGATGTTGTCAGCCGCATTGTTGTGAATAACGGCACGACTGACGCCATCCGTGTTGGGCCGAATGTCGCACCGGCTGCCGTCAATCAGTTCCCGCAGGGGTTGCGGGTGATGAATATCACCACTGACCGTGCTGTTGCCCCTGTCGTGTCTTCGGACTGCACCGGCATCCGTGTGCAATATGTGCTGAATGCGCAGTTTGAGAACGTCATGGCACGCCAGTGCATTTATGGTTGGCGGTTCAACGGGGCGGTTTACAGCAAAGTCCGTGATTGCCAGTCGTTCCGTTCTGTGGCGGGAACCGGCGGCGCGGACAAATATTACGGTTTTTTTGTTGACGGTTCGATCAATATCGGCCTCGCAGGCGGCAATGCCAGTCTCTACCTTGAGGGGTGCAACTCCGGCATGGGCGGCTTGTCCTTCGCAGACAGCAATGGCCTATATGCGAACCTCGCGTTTACCGATCTCTTTGTTTACGAGTTTGAGACGGTTCGGCACTCCATCGGTATCAATATCCAAGGTAATGCCAGCACCACATCTCCGTATAGCAATCTCGATCTGCAAATCCGCAACCCGGTGATTGATGCGTATGAACTGTACGGCATCTTCTTTAACAACGTGAACGAAAGTGGTGCTTGCGAAGTTATTGGTGGTTATACCGCGCCATTGACGGGGGGCACCGCCTCCTGCGGTATTCTAATCAGTTCTTGCACGGGGTCAGTGGCAATCCACGGCACGCAGATGATTATGGCCCAGTCGGCGGCAACCAACGGCGTTGTAATTGAGAACTCGGCAAATGCTGTGATTGACCGCACCCAAATTCTTGAATGCCGTGGCACTCCAATGACGGTAGACAATTCTGTTTCCTGTGATGTGCGACCTGTCATTAAGAACTATTACGAAGTGACCGTAAATGCCGTGCAAATTGCGGGGGCAACCGCAGGATGCTTCATCCAGCCGCTTATTAATGGCGACGCGAACTTCTATTCACGCGGCATAAATGTGACTGGAACAGCTGACGTGCGGAACGAATACAACTGCACGCTCATTAATTCTGGCTGCCTGAACGGTGGCAGCGCTAAGAAGTTGGTCCGCAATGGTGTTGACATTACGGCGACTGGGTTGAGCGGGACCAATCTTGTTTCCGGCGTCATGACATAAAGGATAGGTAGATGCTCAAAGGAACCAATTCCATCGTAAACGCTAGCCAAATCAATGGCACGCTCCCTGTTGCCAACGGCGGCACTGGGGCGTCTTCGTTTACGTCTGGACGGCTGTTGAAAGGCAACGGCACAGGGGCAGTCTCTGCTTCTGTCGTATATGAAGACGGGACAAACGTAAGTATTGGCACTACTAACTATTATGGAACCCTGTCTGTGCGGGGTGGCTGCGGGTTTAACGCCGACACAGATGCAAGCATACCCGGATCTGGAAACTTTAAGTTCCAATGCACACCCGGTGCAACTGCATTCACCACTTATGACTACCTCAACTACACGGCTATGCAGTTCATCCGTAACAACGGCAATCCAACTAATGTTGTCGGATCGATTACCTGTACTGATACTGGGACGCTTTACAACATCACGTCTGACAGCCGCGTTAAGGAGAACATTGAAGACGCGACCGAAGATGCAGGGTCGGTAATAGACAGCATTAGGATTAGAAAATTCGACTGGAAGGACGGCGGCGCGCATAGCAGATTTGGCGTCATCGCTCAGGAATTGATTGTTGTTGCGCCTGAAGCTGTGTCTGGCGACCCAGACGGCGACGAAACGATGGGCGTGGACTACTCAAAGTTGGTCCCTGTTCTCATTAAGGAAATTCAAAACTTGCGCGCTCGTATCGCATATCTTGAAAATGTGTCCGTAAAAATGATGATTTCGGAGTAAAAGCCATGGCTACTAATTCTCAAATTGCATTCGCACCACTTGGCAATACGGTTGCTATTACCGCTGCGGCCTCTGCACCTACTGGTGTTCGCGCTTTGGTCTCTGGGCGGAATAGCCCTAACTCGCCCGGTCAGTATCGCGTGATTAACGCTGGCACTGCGATTGTGCATCTGGGTGTTGGTCCGACTGCTGCCAAGGCAGCGGCTAACGCTGTTGCTGCCACTTCTGGCAATCCTGCAGCTGGCATTCCGCTCCTTCCTGGTGCTGTCGAGATCCTGCGCTTTGGCCCTGAATCTTATTTCAGCGCCTTGGCTGCAAGCTCGACCACCATTTACATCACGCCGGGACAGGGTATCTGATTGTGACAACGATCGACCAGACCGAAGCCCGGCTTAACACGCATGAGGAGGTTTGCGCGCTGCGATACGAAAGCATTTGTGCGCGTCTGAAGCGCCTGGAAGGGCTGGGAATGACCGTTGCGGGCACGATCATCATGCTACTGATCGGCATTCTGCTGACCATGCTGGGGATGAAGTGACATGCCCGCGCTAGGCCCTGTTAAGGCGCTTACGATCCATTGCGCTGCAACGCCGGAAGGTCGCCACGTCAGCGCCGATCAGATCACGCAATGGGATAAGGCCAAGTTCGGCCAGACCAGCTATCATTGGGTTATCGAACTGGACGGCTCCATGCACCGCACGTTGCGGGATGACCAGAAGGGCGCGCACGTTGGCGGTGCGAACACCGGCAATATCGGCATCTGTTACGTTGGCGGCGTGGACAAGAACCTGAACCCCAAGGACACGCGCACGCCAGCGCAAAAGAAGTCGCTCCTTACGCTCGTTCGGACGTACAAGGATCGCTACCCCGGCATTATGATTCGCGGTCACCGCGATTGGCCGGGTGTCAAGAAGGCTTGTCCCAGCTTCGATGTCGATAGCTGGCTAGCCGAAACAGGAGATTGACTATGCTTGCGAAACTACAAGGCAAGAAGACCTATATCGTTGCTGTTTTAGCTGCTGCAGGTGCAGTCGCTCAGGCTCTTGGTTATGAGATTCCTGAGTACGTTTTCATTTTGCTTGGTGCTGCTGGTTTTGGCGCTGTCCGTAGCGCGATCGGTCGCTAATGGTTCTGGGGCATCGGTTGGAAGTCACGATGCCCCAGAAACTACTGCTTAATCCCTGACACGCTCGTATCGCCATTATAACGGCCCTTGGAGGCGTAAGACGCTTCTGATGCCACTGGCTCATGCCGGAAGAAGATCATCTGCCCTATAGCGTCCCCAGGGCGGATTATGATGTCATGATTGTTGGTCATGTTCTTGAACTCAAGCGTCAGGACTGATCCATTCCAGCCAGCATCGCACCAGCCAGCGTTCATATGCTCCAAGCCGATTCGTGCCATCGATGACTTGAGCTTATATTCTGCACTGAGCCAGTTGGGCAGATTGAACACCTCACGGCTCTGCGTGAGGATGAAAGCACCAGGCTCTAGCAAATAGCCGTTCTCGTCCATGACGTATTCATTGAAGGCAACTGGCTCTCGCTTGCTGAAATCAACCGTGCCAGGCTGCTTATCTTCCCAGAGGATAGTATCGCCCAGGTGAATGTCGATCGAGGCTGCGTTGATGTCCTTCGGATCGACTGGCGTGATAATCTCCTGCTCGACAATGCGCCGCAGTTCCTCATGGCTTAATAGCGTCATTTCTAACTCCCTTTGAATTCTGGCCCACGATAGACCACGCTGATCTCATATAGATGCCCATCCCACTCCAGCGGAAAGCGTGCATAGCAATCTGGCATGAAGAGCCGCAGCGGTATCACTTACGCTTCCCTAATCCACAGTGATATCCATAGACAAACCCGGACGCGACGAACGTCAAGGCGATGAGGGTTCCGATCAGGTCAGTCAGCATCGCGCCCTCCGAACTTGCCCACGCCTAGCTTTACGATTTCCAACGCTTCCAAAACGTAAGTTATGGCCTCATGACGGTTGTATGTTTCGTCTGCCAACGGGTCTGCTTTGTCGCGCTTTTGCTCGTAAACGGAAATGCGCTCGTCAAGCATCGCGACAATCTCCCCCACGACCTCGGCGCGTGCTTGGTGGCGGTGGCGGGCGAAGGCTTGGACAGTGGCGTCTTGCTCTTGGCCTGATATTTCAGTCCAAGAGTTCCACTCATCAGCAAGGCCGTTCCAATATTCAACCGCCGCCTCACGGTCGATCTGTTCAACTTGCATCGCTGGCTTCCTTGTATTCGCGCAGGGCTTCGGCGCACTGGCTCATAGGGCAAGACATGACAGGCGGATTGGCGCTGCCGCAATCTCCGTTGCACACAGGGCAGCCGTAGGACTGCATTTCGCCCAAAGCCCCCGCCAGCGTCTCGGCCAGCGCCTTCCACTTGGCGAGTTCGCGGTTGGCCCCTTGTAGGTCTGCTTTCGCGGCATCGAGTTCGGTTTCTGTGCGGCCCAGCTTAGTCCCAAGATCGCTAACTTGTTCCAGCGTCATCTGGCCCAGTTCATTATACTTGTCGCGCCATTTAGCCACCTCCGCAGCTTGCTCAGCGCGGACTGCTTCACGGTCTTGCTCGATGATGGCAGCGGCTTCATATACTGCTTGCACATACCCCGGTTCACGGTCCCAAGTCCTAAATGCCTCCGTCCACACCTCAATCGCAGGGCGTAGTTCACTGGTCATGGCTGTCTCCTGCGAGTGCGGCGCGGAACGCATCGGCTCCATAAATGTGCAGGATTTGTTTGGGGGATGGCTTGGCTATGTGACCGGCCAGCATATTGAGATGGACCTTATGCGGATCAGCCAACGCCTCACGCAGCCGCTTGTTCTCGGCCATCGTCCGGGCGATAACGTCCGTGTCGTTCATTTCGGACAGGATCGCGTTGAGCCGCTCGATCTCGCGGGCTTGGGTTTCGATTAGGTCTTGTAATTTATGGACCTTGTTAGCGACTGCGATTGCTTGGTCAAAAGCCTCGTCGGTCCCGTAATTTGCAATGAGATAAGACTGCCCTTCGAGCCAACCCATGAGGTAATCGCCGTCAATTGACGCGGGGGGTAGCAAGACTTGCATACCTTCACGCTCCGCCAGCGCCTTTGCTTCGTCAGTCATGGCTGTCTCCTGCGAGTGCTGCGCGGGCTTTTTCTTCGGTGTCGTATTCTTCGATCAACCAAGGCTCGTCATCGTCACGAGCATCCATCTCTTCCTCGGTCAAAACACGAACGACTGCCCAAATATCAGGACCGGGCATTGCTGTGCTGATGTGGACAAGGTGCGGTCCTTCTTTCTTGCGTTCACCCCAACCAAAAAAGTCCTCATCAATCACTTCATAGGGCGAGAAGCGGCACTGGTCAGATGACTGGTCCTCTCCATGATAAAACCATTGCGGCTTGAGCATCTCCCGCAGCCGCTCGATCTCGCGGGCTTGGGTTTCGATACGGTTGCGCAGCACATCAGCCCGGTGCAGCCCAAGTTCATGGGGCTGAACGCTATCCTGCACCCACTCGGTCTTGTCGAACCATTCCACCAGCGCCTTTGCTTCGTCAGTCATGAGCAAGCTCCGTTAGCTATGTTCCACCAAGCCATGAACTTCACGATGCCGACGAATGAAGCGCCGCCCAGAAGCAGCACGGCAAACGCGATCATGGCGCATCCCTGCTTATCCATGGCCCACCTCGACAATCTCCAACCCACGGGCTTCCCCGACAAGCCCTAGCGAATTGCTAACAGTGCCGTAGCCGTAGCCGTCGCCGTAGCCGTAGCCGTTGCCGTAGCCGTCGCCGTAGCCGTAGCCGTTGCCGTAGCCGTAGCCGTTGCCGTTGCCGTCGCCGTAGCCGTAGCCGTTGCCGTTGCCGTAGCCGTAGCCGTAGCCGTAGCCGTAGCCGTTGCCGTTGCCGTAGCCGTAGCCGTAGCCGTCGCCGTAGCCGTTGCCGTAGCCGTCGCCGTCGCCCACAGGCACAAAGATAGTGGGGACCATCACAGACCCCACTTGTCGTCTACCGGGACACAGAACACTTCTGCACCTACTGGCATATCAACGTCAGCGATTTTGCGCAGGTCGGCCTTCGCCTTCTTCGGGTCAGCAATCATGCCCGCGAAGCCGATACTCTCCCACTTGAATACGTGCAGTGCGTTCGACAGGCGGATGCGCCCGTTCTCGCGGGTCACGTCACCAGCGAAAATCCAGCCACGATCCACCACGACAACGGCGCGGGTTCCTGTCGGGCGGTTAGCGATAGGCGCGTAATCAACGCCGTTGATGGTCACAATGTCAGTCATTAGCTTTTACTCCTTGGTTTCAGTGATGGTTAGCCCACGGGCTTCGATAGCTGCGCGGAATGCAAGAGGGCCAAAGTTTCCTGTTACAATCATGTGATCCCACACCTCAACCAGCGGGTCGGGCTTGGGGATGATGAAGCGGACGAGATGTGCCGGTGGGCCAAAGTTGCTGCCCGACCAGTTCAATTCAATCGCATCGCTCACCTCACGCTTGAAGGCTTCGTGCTGTTCGATGGCGCGGCAGAGAGCTTGGATAGCCGTGCTGTATTGCGCTTCGTCTAGGTCTGGCACTTCGTAGTCGCTAAACTCGTTGAGCAGTGCCAGTGCTTTCTTTTCGGCTTCAGTCATTTGAACACCTTCTTTGCATCAGGCAGCAGCGCCTTGGTCTTACAGTCTTTGCGGAGGCAGCTGCGCACGCCAGAAATGCTGATCTCGGCATTGCAGTGATCGCACCAGATCGCTTTGACCTTCTTTTTAATCATGGAGAAGCTCCTCCATGTGCGTGATCTTCACGATCTGCATTTTCACGCCAATGCGCTTCTCAGCGCGGAGACGCTCCTCCTTGGCACGCGCCAGGCTATCGTAAGCAAACACTCTGGCATTGCGGCCGGTGCGAACTTCATAGGTTACGTGCATTTCAGCCCTCCCACTCGCGCGACATTTCGTAGCGATAATCGCCATACGATGCGGCATCATCTTCGTAGTCATCATCTACGCGATCAAAGCATTCCTGAATTAACGCTTCGTCCTGTGCTGCGGTGGTTTCAATCTCATTGCCATCAAGCGTAACGCTAATCAGCTCGACATCAACGTCACCAAAGCACTTGGTTGCGCGGTATTCGACCAGAACATCTACGTCCTCGTCGTTGATCGTGATGGTCTTATAAAAGCTGCTAAACATTGCTTCCTCCTATTGGCGGGCCATCGGCCCTGATGCGGCTAGGTATAAACAACCCAGCCGCATTGTAAAGCACTTTTTTCAAAAAGGCACTTCGTCGTCTAGATCATCCTGTTGTGGCGCAAACTCTCGGCGCAGTTCCTGATTGTTCGGATCAACTGGCTTGCGCTGTTCACTTCCTGGGGTTCCCAGAACGGTCACGTTATCTGCGCGGCACTGAACGTAGGTCTTACCATTATGCTCCCGCAGGCTCATTTCGCCATTGATAGCAACTTTGCTACCCTTGCGAAGAAGATTGGCCAGACCCTTAGATCCTTCACCCCAGCGCGTTACGTCGATCCAGATGGTCGTTTTGTTTTCGCCATAGCCAACATTAACGGCAACGCTAAACTGGCAGCGTCCTTTTCCGTTTTGGCTTTCCCTATATTCAGCATCGCGGCCAAGCGTTCCAGCTAGTGACAAATTCAACATATCAGTTACTCCATACCCAGTGCGGCCATATAAGCCTCAAGCACTGCTTCCATTTCCTGACGTTCATCGGCGCGCATTTTACGCAGCTTGATCACCTGACGCAGGATCTTCTTATCGTAGCCAGTCGATGCTGCCTCCGAATAGACATCCTTGATGTCCTCGCTGATAGCCTTCTTTTCCTCTTCGAGCCGCTCAATGCGCTCGATCAGCAGGCGCAGGCGATCATCGGTTGTCTCAGTCATTTTCTTTCTCCTGTAATTTGGCCCTAACTTCTTCGCCAAGTTTGGTGAGTGTTCCTATTGCTCCAGGCTCCCGCAGTCCCTTGTTAACGAGTGCGCGATCTAACTGGGTGCTACCTTCATAGTTTTGATAGAATCCGTATTTCAGGAGCCAGCGCTGCGGCTTGGTCAGGTTCTTGATGATGTAATCAATCTGCATAAACCTCGCTCCATTTTACGCTGTGCTGTGCGCCATATGAATAGATCAGCTCGATCAAATCCGACATCTGAGCCTTGGTTAGCCTGGATGAACTAAACCCAGTTGGAAACGGTCTGCCATCTAGTCCCATTTCAAAGGCTGTTTCATGGCCCAGCGCATTCATGAACAGGCACTTCCATACCTCTGGCGTATGCCTTCTTCCTTCAGGCTTGGCGCGGCTAACGTCTGACAGCATTGCCCACATCTTCGCGTTCTGATCGTCACTGCGCTTTGCCTCGCTAACCTTGACCACTGCATCAACAGGAGCCTTGTCAATTAGCGTCTTGGCAAATTCACGCTGCATTGCTCCTCGCAGGATTACAGTCTGGCTCACAGTTCACGCTCCCGCTTTGCGTCTGCGATCTCGCGTGCCTTTGGACTGGCTTTAGCAAACTCATTAGCAAGCGCGATCGGATCTATCGCATTGGCGGCCCAGAAAGACCGCTCCCCTTTTGTATGCTGAAGCTGGTGACAATCTTTGCAGAGGCTGACAGTGAACCAGTCGTCTGGCTTTTGCCCCATACCTGCGCCAGTTCCAATCCTAACGTGTGCCACTTCGATGTTCACTTCGCTATCGCAGTTGCAGCAAGCATGGCTGCGTACAAAGTTGCAGTGCGCTGGTGACTTCCACCTAGAGGCACGCTTGGATTTCTTAGGAATCCGTCGAGGCAACATTGCGCCAGTACCTTTCCCTGCGTTCTGGTGTGAATTGAGCAAGCCTCCGTTCCCGGTATTCAGGATCAGGACGCAGCAGCTTCTTGAGCCTTCTAGCTGCCAGCCATTGCTTAATCATCGCCAACCTCCATTGCCTCTAGGGCTAGGACATCTGCTTCCACTTCAGTCAGAAACTTGCGCACCTCAACTTCAAGTTGTGCAATCTTTTCATCATCACGATGAACCCGCTGCACAAAGAGCCGAAGTTTCTCAGGAAGCCTGTCGTCATAGCTAACGAAATCACGCCAGATCCGATCTGTGCAGCGCATTTGCCACTGCATCTGATAGAGGTATTTTGTCTGGATCTTTTTGCTTTTGAGCGTCTCAATATGCGTGGCGGTATTGGGGCACTTAATTTCGATCAGTCCATCATCCCCAACTAACCCGTCTGGACTGGCGTGAGTGCCTTTAATCTCTGGATGGGTATGCAGACCTGTCTGGCTAACGAAAACGCCTGTGCGCGCCTCGTATGCCATTCTAGCGGCATCCTCCATGTCTATGCCGTGCTGCATGGCTGCTGACTTAAAGCTATCCTCTTGGACGCCAGTAAGCCGCTCGATGACCAGCTTTGCGCGAAGGTTAGCCCTAGATGCTGCTGGCTTACCATCCTTGGTCTTTGCCATCATATCACCAAGGGCGCTTGCCCCTAGGCTGCCGCAGCGTGCGGCATACCATTCTGCTGTGCGCTGTTCTATGTCCTGCGTCATGCTAGTTTCCTCCCCAGAACTTCTACCGCGTGCTTAAATTGCTTTTCAGTCAGATCGCGGATTGAATTAACCTTATAATGCTTGGCGAGCGCCTGCGTGTCCGTGCCTGTCTTGTCGATCAGATCCTGAATGGTGGCAAACTGCTCGTCGGTGATGCTGGTGGATTCTGGCTCTACGTTCCCAGCTACTGCGTCGATCGCGTCATGCTCGACAATCTCAAGCGCAAGCATCCAGAGGTAACGGCGCAAATAGGTATGCTGGCTACCAAGCGACTGAATCGGTAACTGCCCCTTGGTAGAAGCATCAGCCATTGGCGTATTCAGGATGATTGCAGATCCGTCCTCAATATCCACGATCCGCATGGTTGCGTTATCGGCAGCAAAGCTAATCGTACAGGATATTCCTACTTCTTCGCAGATCTGCAGAGCAGGGACGAGGAAGTCTCCAAGTTCAAAATAGCGATAGCCAGCAAACTTGTTGTGGCCCGACTTCTTGAGCGGAAGGCTATGAAACTTCAGCCGTGCTTTGTTCAATTTAGCGTGAACGGACATTGTGATCTCCTTATGCGAAACGGGGAAAAAGCTTGTCGAGATTGATGACAGACTTCCAATCCCGCTCTGCGAGAATGTTGCCGATCTTCTCAGCCAGCAATTCGTGATAGTTTGAGTGCGCGTATCCAGCGTGAATGATCGCTTCCGCTGCATCGCAGGCTGGGCAGGAATCAAAAGCGTCAGTCAATTCAAACCCGCAGATGGTGCAATGATCGTGTGCCATGTGGCCCTCCGTTGTTGTGAGGCCGACTTTAATTAGGTCTAGACAAATGTAAAGCCTCTTTGTAAGCGTGGGGCAACATTTTTTAGGAGGACGTATGACTAGATCTGAAAAAGCCGTAGGAAAGCTGTGTGGTCGCGCTGCCGAGCATCGCATCAAAATGACCGAACTGTCTGATGTTTCCGGGGTGACGCGCGTGACGCTTTCCAATTGGAGAGCTGGTCGAACCGTTCCCATGCTGGAGCAGTTCCTGGCAGTTGAGGAAGCGTTGGAAACCATCATCGCGGACAAGGTTAGTGTCAGCTAAAGCTAGGCGCTTTGGCCGCAACAAATATGGTGCGAAGAAAACCTTCTGCACGCATGGTCACAAGCATGACAGCAAACGCGAGGCACAGACCTGCGATCAGTTACACTTGAGGCTTTATGCTGGCGAGATAACGGATCTTGTCCAGCAACCTCAGTTCTGGTTTGTGATCGACGGCAAGCCAATGAAGCATCGCAATGGTCGCCGCGTTGGCTATCAGGGTGATTTCGCGTTCGTTGAGGGCAACCGTAAAGTGGTGGTTGACGCTAAGGGCTTTGCGGCACGCGATTGGCCGCTTAGGCGTGCCTTATTTGAGGCATTGTTCCCGGATTGGGAATTGAGAGAGGTTTGAAATGGGCAGACCGCGTACAAGGACGGGAATTGATTTGCTGCAGTACCGAGTGAAGCTTCTACCAATCCAGCTTGAACGTGCCAGGAAACGCGTTGAGCATCTAGAAGCTGAGGCACTGCGCTTAGGACTAAAGGATTTGCTGCATGACAAGACCAAAGGCTGCTCCAGCAAGATGGCCGTATCTAGAGCATCGAACAATGGCTCAGGTGCTGCAGCGTGAAGCGCACTGTAAAATGATGACCGATCGGATGCGTCAAAAGAGGCTTTTAATGCGGTCGGATCTGGGTTAAAGAAAGGGACCGGGGAGCGAAGTGAAGCGCGCTCAACCCGGTCCATCAATGCCTGAGCAAGGAGGCACTGTTATGAAATGTAATATACGCTTGAACTCCATGACGCAAGGCTTTGCGTTATGAGCCGTCATAGCTTTGATCCAGAGATTGCAAAACGGGTTGGGCTTAATGCAGCCGTTATCTATCAGAATATCCTTTGGTGGGCCGAGAAGAACGCTGCCAATGGCAGACACCATTATGATGGGCTTTGGTGGACCTACAACAGTGTCTCGGCTTTTTCTGAACTGTTCCCATACCTAACTGGCAAGCAAATTAGGACTGCGCTTGATAAGTTGGTGCAGGAAGGATTGCTTGTAACTGAGCGGTTCAACAAATCAGCATATGACCAGACAAAATGGTATGCACCGACTTGCCTTAAGGATCAGGCCGATTTGCCCAAACAGGCAAATGAGACTGCCCAGAAGGGCGAACCTATACCAGATAGTAAACCAGATAAAAAACCAGTTAGTAATATATATAATACGGGCTTGAAGCCTGAAAGCGTTTCCGATCAGGTTTGGAAAGACTTCCTGGAAGTGCGGAAAGCCAAGAAGGCTCCACTGACTGCAACAGGGATTACACGCATGGCTAACGAGGCTGCTAAGGCTGGCTGGACGTTAGAAGAAGCTATGGCAGAAAGCGTAGCCCGTGGCTGGCAGTCTTTCAAAGCGGAATGGATAAAGGACAAAGCAAATGGCAACACCAATCGGAACGGTAGCATTGACCGCCGCAGCAGCCTTGCAAGAGCAATCGACGAAGGACTCGACTTCCTTGGCTGACGAGATCGCGCGCAAGAAGCATTTCCTGCAAATCTTTCGCCGCTGGGAAGCCCTGTTTAAGCGTGCTGACAAGGGGGACATTCAGGCGGAAAAGTGGCTGATCGCTGATTACTTCAAGTCGCTTGGGCATTTGTCCGAGGTTGGCTTGGAAGCCTTGACCGATGAGTTGAAAAAGCGTTGCATCTTTTTCCCGACGATCAAGGAATGCCTGGAGATCACTAACCCTAGACGATATGACTATGGGAATCCGTTTTACCGCCTGCGGCATTTGCAAGGCGGTGATCCAAAGATGATCGCAGCACCTGAAAAGCAGAATACTAGGATGCTTGCTCATATCCAAGAGCAGCGCCAGATCGCATTTGAGGAGTCAGATGCAATAGGAAGAGTGGCAGATCCGCTCTAATCGCAAGGTGTAATATGGAAAATGCTATCATCTATCATGGCACACCAATGACTCCACGTGCCGCGCTTGTATCAGTCTGCACTGGCCGTGCGATGTGCGTTTCATTTTACCGTCCAGACGATGTGGAGGTGGTGGAGGCAATCAGCCCCGCCATCATGTTTCGACAACGGAGCGTTTTCATTCTGGAAGGCCGCAATGCGAGCTGGTCAGGAATGGGACGAGACGCAGCGGGATTGGTCGCCATATTTCCAGTGGCTGGAATCACGTCTGTTCCATCCTGGCCGGTGGGCAGTGATCCCAGACATTCCCGGCGCACCTTCGCAGCTAAACGATGCGCTGCTGAACGAATGGCCGTTTGGTCAAAAGGGCGCACCGCTCTGGCATATGGACGGTCCGATAGAACGGCTGCTGCGGCTCTGCGACAAGTTCGACCGAGTTTGCTTGGGCTGGACTGGCGCGGGCAAAGGTCTAGACAATTCAGAATATCACGAGCGAATGGAGGAAGTGGCGCGGGCCTTGGGCAACCGCTGGCCTGTCCTTCACATGATGCGCGGAACACAGGTAGCATTCGACTACCCGTTCACCAGCGCGGACAGTACATCACTAGCACAGAACGGTTGGAAGTATGACACAGCACTCGACTTCGGAGACAGATGGGCAGGTCGCAAGACATATGCCGACAAACTTGAAGGTAAGAACGGGCGTTTCGGCAGTCTTGAGTGCAGCGCACCGCAGCCGAGAGGGCGTTTTGCACGGTCATACTTGGGAGATAACTGCCTGGTGGGCGGGATCACCGGACGCAGTGGCGAAACTGGCAGAGTTGAACAAATATCTTTCGATCTTTGACCATACCGTTTTGGCCGATGACGTGGCTTGGGGGGAAACCCTCGCAACCGCAATCCTGATCGGGATGGACTGCACCCGCGTTGACGTATCGCGTCCGCTGGAACGGATTTTTGCAAGCGTAGAAAGAT